TGTCATGGAATTTTGTATATTGATTATCCTAAGGAGTTATACCATTTAAGATAAGTGTAGTTCACACTTATGTCACTAGGTGTCTCCTTTAGCAAGGCTAATATACAAAACCTTTTACTTTATTAAGTATGAAAAGAGACAATAATATAAAGGTTGGTTCTCGAATCAAGTCGGTTTATTGATTAACAAGAAAACCAAAGTTTTATGCAGAAAGCATTGCAATCACCCTTACAATCTATAAGCAGAGTATTAATGGATCATAATAACAATAAAAATATTCTTACCAAACCTGGAGAGTCTCGTACACTCTCGACGCAGCGAGTAGTGAGGAGCTCTCGTACAATCTATATCTTATTCCTATATACTATTTCTAACATTGTTAAAGCTATCAATCTATTACTATAATATTCCTCAAAACATTATCCCCAGTGGATAAAAAGCTGCCTGCGTTAAGGAAAGATTCGATCTCACTTCACCTTCCCACGGGCAACTTTAGAGGTGTTGTGTCCTATTACAGTAGATTTCCTTGTCACTCTACGTGTTGAGCCACACACCTCATACTTTAATCCCTATCTCTTATCCTATATTATTTTCTATATGACTAATAAAAACATTATGCAATAAGCAAGTTCCCGGGTGTGTGGGGATTCGATCTTACGCCGCACACACCCTGAGAACATGGGGAGGAATGGACTTAAATGTACTGATAGTTAGGTGCCTTACCAGTATTAGCCACACTCCTTCCTGAGGTAAAAACCTCTTAAAAGACTACCTCTAGGTTACACTTGTGATGTCACAAAAGAGCCGAGAAGACAACATCAGCACACAGGACTCGAACTACTGTATACTCATGTATCTCCCCGAGCAGAAGGAAGCACTTCCTGAATGGTTTCTTCTTGTCACCCAGTCGAGGGAGCTACCTTCTGCCTAAGAGCATTTCCTGTTAAAACTTAAAACTTAGCTTCATTAAAGCAAAACGTAAGCAGGTTTCGATCCTTATATAAAAAGGAAGGGTAGCTCTTTTAATACTGGCCTCTTTACCTGAAGAGCTATTCTTCCTTCAAGGATTAGTAAAGCTCATATAAAACTTATCCCTAAAACTTACATTATAAAATGTGGAAAAGGGAACCATGAGGATAATGGGATTCGAACTAACGCATCATCCCTGTGGTTCTCCTTTGAGAGGACTGGAACTGAAAACATTGCTGTTCCAGCTTACAGAGCCAGATCCTCCCCAGGGATTATCTACTGCAGTAAATTTACTTAACCTATTTTAAGCTACTTCCTTATGATTACATCATCATTGTTTTGTTGATTGTGAAACAGCTACTGAGTATATAAAAGCTTTCAATGCTTAAGCAAATATAATACTGTCTAAAGTGTTAACATACTTTTACTGCTTGTGGCTTTTACAGGGGTCCATCTGAGTCACTTCCTGAGTCAATGAAAGGGTCACAGTATCCCCTTTCCCATCTTTGTCTAATTTCATCCTGAGTCATATCTGTCAGCGTTCTGATTTTTCTGCGGCTAGTATAGTCATCCCCTGCCTCAGTAACTACTTTCCAGCCATATGGCAGTGCTCTGGTAGCCCAGCGTTGGATGTCAGAGGGAGTAGCGAATGAGGACAACTTAAGGACCTTATGTCTTTCATCCCAGGTCTTTTTATGAGGGGCTGGAGTATTCGGATAATGAGGCTCTTCACCTCCTTCTCTGTAATACTCCCCATCTCTTCCTTGATTTCTAGTGGCATTCCACCACACCCTCTCCTCGCTACTTCCTCTCTGAGGTCCATAAGCTTCCATAGCTGCCTGATAGCCATGAGGCAGATGTCCCTCTCCAATTCTAGGATTGGTGAGGTCAGCCATAAGGGTTCTGTGGAACTGCAGAGCTTTGAAGTTAAGCACTTGTGAAGCTAAGCATCCTGCTTTACAGCCTCTTTTAACCTGATAAGCATATTGCAAAGCTACATCTCCCCTTTCTCCATAGGGGTTTTCTTTTCCCTTTTTCATAGCATATAAATCTATTTTGCGATATTCATAAGCCCCCATGCGATGGCCATGTCCTAATCTACATAGCCAGCTCTTTTGTTCTTGTTTTTGACTCATAGCTCCTTCATAGATTACTTTAAAGCATAAAGAAGGGGTACACCAAACATCAGGCCCTGAATCAATATCATACATTTCATCATCAGTACCATGAAAGATATTAGCAAATGGATCTACAGCCTGACAGCAAGTTAAAATCTGGTAATTCTTATAAAACTGAATGTTCACCTGACCCAGAGGGGGGACCCAAAATTGAGTCCCCATAAACCTCTTCCCAGAAGGGTCCACCTGACATGTGAACTTCCAAGTTTGAAAAGTTGCTGGATTCTTCAAGTACTCCTTGTAGTAGTGATCCAGGATTCCAAAGAGGGTTGGTGCATAGTGATCCTGGCTCATTGGCCAAGGTGTCACTACTGGAAGCACATGACTCATTATCGATGGATCGTTTCCTGGGTCGTTTCTCCCGAGGCTTGTGATGCTTTTCAAACATGTCACATCGAAGGACAGGATCGTGCCTAGGTCTTGGTTTTGGACCTTCTGAGTAACTAGTAGAAGGTTTAACAAAAGAACAGTTTCTTTGATGTTTATGCATGATAAACACAGCAGATCCAACAATTCCTCTGAGGGGTTTATATTTTACCCATATCTTGACCTCAGGATCCCACATTATGGGCATAGGGTCATGTATTATAGCATCACAGAATATACATGTGTAACTCACAATAAAACATTTAGAATCAGTGTCTGATTGTTCCCAAGATACTGTAAAAGGCATCCGTAATATTTCCCCTGCCTTCTCTGCACTATATAGTCCACATAAGATTAGTCTTGTACAAAGTGACTTACTCATTTCTTCAGGTGTGGGAATCCAGTCTTGAAGCTTGATGTGTTGAGGATGTTTTTCCTCAAGTTCTCTATAGGCATGGTAGGATACACATTTAACTTCTCTTTTAGTGTATCTTTTAGGACGCCGAGGATTTTCTTCAGGTTCTTCAGCAATAACTAGCTCTCCCTCTCCAGCATTTTCAGGACCAACAAGCTCACTAAGAGTCTGCAGGTTCTGAATGCCAGAGGTGGAGGCTACTGATTCTTCTTCTTGGTAGGAATCCATGATACAATCTTAAATATAAGAATGATCAAAAGAATGACCCCCACACCTATGAGGATAGGCTTTAAATATCCCAAAATACTAAAGGCAGTTCCAAATATTCCTTGGGCAGCCCCAGATAGAAAGTTACCAATTCCTTGTAGAGCAGAGGCAGCTGCTGGCCAAACGTCTCTTGTTGCTGCAGCGAGTTGTTGTATCCAGGCAGGAGTATCTCCTTCGTGGATGTCCAGACGAAGAAGCTCAGCTTTTGCTCTTTCAATCTGTTCTTTTATACTTTCTCCAGAGGATGTAACTTCTATTTTTATCCCTTTAATTTTTGCAATAATTCCTACCAAATGTGGTAATCTGAGCTGTAGATTTGGCAGTCGTGGCTCAAAGCTCAATCTTTCTTCCGCAACTAGTGGCTTTTTAAAGTCCAGTCCATAACACGATGTTGTTTCGTTAACAGTCACAATGCTAGGAACATATGGTGGGATCTGGCAGTCAGTGGAGCTTGCTAAAACCAGATAACTTCCGTTTTTCAGAGGATTCACTTGCACAAATGGTTCTTTTACAGCCTCAGCCCAGACAGGACAGTCACTCGTGTCTGAGCTATTGCCACAAGGCTGTACTATCTTTACCACATCACATATGACATAATCTTGTCTTCTGCAGTCTTCAAGATGTAAATATACAGTCTCTACACATTCCTTATTGATTATTTCATAAGGATGAGCTATAGTTACATGAGTCAATTGTCCTGCTGATTTAACTAGATGACCTATATTGACAACATTCCAATTGTTTAAATAAATATGCTTGGGTATAACTAATTCATAGTATAACCCAATTTCCCAGGCTGTAGCTGTAGGAGAATTATAAGTTTGTTTCACATAATATACCAGGCTCCTAGCAATTCTTTTTATTACTTTCATCTCATCATCAGATTTTTGTAACTGTTGCTGCAGCCACGCACTGGACATATAAGTCCAATCTATTCTCCTTTCTAAAAGCATTGTTTTTAAATGATTTAAATGTGTATGCAGATGCTGAACAGCAAACATCCCTTCCATTACAGATATATCATGTAATGTAGCTTCCATTAAGGTTATTACATGGTCTCTTAACAAATATATCCCTTGCTGTAACTTTTCATCATTGATATCTGATATTTGAGATAAAGTTTGAACCGCTCCAGTCAGTGCATATCCCATAGATCTTAATTTAGCATAATTGTTGTCTACACTTCTTCTTTTTCTGTTATTACAGGAGGTATAATGTTCTCTGGTAACATTAGGATAAGACGGAGGAAATTTGGGATCTACTAGGCCTACAAAGGCTCGTGCATTAGGCATTTCATTTACAGGTATTCCAGTGTAATTAAGAAAATTCTTCAAAGAGAATAACACAGTATCAATTCCATGTACTTTAGAGGCTATTTTACATTCTTGATACAGAGAGTACACTTCATAATCTTGATCCCTAATTTGCTGTTGTTCTATACAAATTGGGGCAGGAAAATTTCTTTGTGAGGCCAGAAACCCAAAATCAAAAAGAGCTTCTGGATTACTATATTCGGGATAATAAAGGCATCTTTGCTTATCTGCAGTAAAACACTTAACTTCTTCTTTTCCTTCTTTATATCTCCAAAATCTGCATGCATAAGGATGATCATTTCTCTTATTTTTGGAATGATTTTTACACTCAGGTACCTTATCATCAATTGTATCCTTAGTAATATTGCAATCTCCTTCCCACAAAGAGAAGGAAGAATAGGTTCTATTAAGGAGGATAATCATCTCTGGTTTATTACATACATCTAATAGCGTACTATTTCTAAAAAGTCTATTTAATCCTCCATTAGCCCATTCAGAAGGAAGGGCTCTATTTTTAAGCTTGTTTCCATTAGTTAAGTTTAACAATCGTTTAGTTAATTCTACCTCATTCTGTTGTAATGTATTCAAATTATTGAACCATTTAGAGTACATAATATCTGAACAAAATAATACATGAGTAACATTCTTATTTCTAATTCCTTTAGGTATAAAGAAACTTCCTATTCTAGCATCACCGTATTTTTGTTTTGAAGTCCATTTTTCAGGCCTAATATTTTCCACTCTAGCATAATAATCCCAAATTGCCTGATATGGATAAGGGCTTGAACCATGTAATGGGGGTAATGGACACTGATCAGCTATAAGGCCATCTGTAGGCCAGGATTTAGGCTCTTTATATTTTACTAGATAGCAATGTGCAAATTCCTGGTAACATTTCCTATGTATATATTGTTCTTGATCACGTGGATCTCCCAACGGAATTTCAAAGTCAATCATTACATTTGATAAACTTTGCATTTCTTCATTAACCATTTCAGTCAACAATTTCTTTACCTCCTGAGTTAAATTGGCATTATTAGCAATATTTTCAGAGTTAATCATTAAAACTTGGGAAAGGCCTAGAACCCTCTCTGTTACCACTATGGGTTCAGGGTGAGGTTCATAATACACGCCCTGTGGGATGCTAGTCATATTTACTTCCACATATTTTGGAACAGGATGTTGCATCCTAAGAGAACGTGCAATCCTCCTAGTCTGTAAAGGCTGATAAACAGCTCTTTGGGTAACATTCCAATCTATTACAGGGCCTAATACTTGAATATCCTTATTCCATTGTATTCTTGATATAGTCACAAAGCATGAAACCAAAACAATAATTAACGATACACAGACCAAAAATATCCAGGCCAATACTCTTGTGCTTGTAGCACAACAAGTATAGAGTAGATATTTAAATCTGTCTTTCCTCGTTGGTTGTATTTCCTCATTTTGGATTTCCAATATAATTTGTTCTTTCTGTTGATCAGTCACTGTTGTAGTATTTTGAAGTGCCTCATGGGCTTTATTCATTTTGTTCCAAATGATCCATTGTTGTAATGTCATTGGTGGTGCCATTCTGATGAGAAGTGGGTTTTAAGTTGTCTATACTTACAGTTCTGTTGTTGCCAAGATGGTCCAAAATAACAACAGTCCTTGGATTTAATACCTCAAGTACAGTAGAAGGTTTGTGCCAACGAGGTCTTAAAGATGCAGGCCTAGCCACCCTCTCCTGGACCAGTTGGCCAACAACAGGAGACCAGGAGCGAACGGAGGCAGGGGGGGTGGATGGTTGGTATAAAGAGGTACGGATTTCCTGTAAAAGAGAAAGTTCTTCTTCTCTGGTCAAGTCAAGTGTGTCTTGATTTGCAAATGGAGTATTTGAATCTATACCAAATAAGAGTTGATGCGGAGTATGTTTTAATACAGGGCTATAAGTATTATTTAAAGCAAGTTGGACGACAGGCAATAGGTCATACCACTTGGTAGGTCTTCCTACAAGCAGTTTAGTTAAAAGTCGTTTTATATCACTATTTTTCCTTTCCACCTTACCACTACTTTGGGGGTGATAAGGAGTACTGAATTCCAAATGTATACCTCTTTCCTTTGCCCATTCAGCAAAGGTGGAAGAAGTGAATGCTGCACCTTGATCAGAGTGAATCACCTTTGGAATTGCAATACTAGTGAGTACATTGAGAGATTTAACAGTTGCGCTTGTAGAAGGAGCTTTAGTGGGGTATAACCATATAAATCCTGTCATTCCATCAACAACAACTAATACATAAAGATATCCTTGTGAAGGTGGCAAAGGTCCAATATAATCAATAAAAAATTTATCAAAAGGCTTTTGAGGCCTATCTGGTCTTAATATGGGACCAGAGGCTTTGTTGGAAGCATTTGTGATTAAACACTGCTGGCAACGTCCTAGTTGTTTAACCACATCCTTCCTCATATTTGGCCACCAGTAAAGGTTGGCAATTTTTAAAAGAGTGGCTTCACGTCCGGTGTGGGCTAAATTATGGGCTTGAAGCACTATTTTTTGTCGGTCTGAATATGGGGGAATAACTTTAACCCCTTCAGGTCTGGAAACTTTTACTTTGCCATCTTCTAAAAAGTATGTATATTGTTTAGGATATCCTTTTACATTTTGACCCTGTAATAATTGATCCAACTCTGCATCCAGGTTTGGCTTTTTAGTATTACAATTTACTACATAACTTCCTTGGGTGGCAAGCTTATCTGCTAGAGCATTACCTTCAGTATGAATACTAGTATTCATAGGTTGATGCCCTTTTTCATGTTGAATAACAATGTCTGGTTTAAGAGATAAACATTCAGCAATAGATTTCCATTTGGAAATATGTTTAAGAGGTTTCTTTTTATTGTTTACAAACCCATTTGACTTCCAATATGGTAATTCCTTATTAGCACTTTCTGCTACATAAAAGCTATCAGTGATGATTAAAACAGGACCTGGTATTTTTAAGGCCTTTTTACAGGCAAATTCTACTGCTGCTATTTCAGCCATTTGAGCAGTATGATTGCCTAATGGTATAGACCATTGGTTAAGAATTTGATATTCAGGCTTATAAGTGACATGTACAATTCCCATACCAGCATTATTGCTTTTGGTAGGGTCAGGACTTTTTATGGCTGAACCATCAGTATAGAATACTCCTTCATATTGAGAAGGATGTTTAGAAGGAGGCTGTTCAGATGTATATACATCAGGAATATGTTTTAATTCAGGTAATGTTTTATCATAATGAAACTGAATTCTGGGATCTTCTAAATAAGTCATCCAGGTAATCCATCTAATGGGCAGAGCTTTCCTTTCTGGTAATGGAGTTTTTTGTATTTTTGTCATAGATACAATGGGACTATAAACCAATATTTCTTGTCCCATGGCTAGATCCATAGCCTTAATTAAGGCTTTATGCATTGTAGTTAACAATTTTTCTAATATAGAAAACTTTAGTTCCGCTTTAGAGAACACATAATTTAGATACATAATAGGTTTTTTACCAGATTCATTATAGTATCTTACATATCCTGCTGATGGAGAGGTATTAACCTTTATGACTAGTCTTTGATTTGGCAATCTTTCTTCCAAATTAGAAGCAGTATTTAATGCTTCAATTACTGTGTTTAATTGTTTGGTATTTTCTTTAGACCATTCAATATATTTTCCTCTTGCTGAGGGTATTAAATTATATAATGGCTGTACTAATTCTGCAAAATTAGGAATAAAATTTCTAGCAAAATTTAATAATCCTAATATACTTTGTAATTGCTTTAAATCTTTAGGAGGAGTTACATTTAATAACTTAGTTTTAAAAGTATCAGTTAGGCCGCGACCTTCTTTGGTAATATTAAACCCTAAAAACTCTACGGTTTTTTGACCAATTTCCGACTTTTTTAGTGACACAACGTATCCAGCTTGCAATAGGATCTGAAACACTTTTTCTAATTGTTGAATATGTTCCTGTGGATCATCATGACTTAAGTATATATCATCTACATAAACTTGTACATTGGGAATTTCTTTTAACAAATCCACTACATCGGCTGTAAATAAAGCTGGACTATTTAAAAAACCTTGTGGAAGGCGTGTCCAACAATATTGTTTCCCTTGCCAGGTAAATGCTGTAAGCCAATAAGATTCAGGTGTAATAGGATGAGCCCAAAATCCATTAGCCAAATCTAAAGTAGTTTTATATTTTTGTCTTACTATAGTGGCTAGAATACCAGCAGAATGTTGATTTTGGGCTGCTGTTAAAGGAATAGTTTTGTTTACTTCTCTATAATCTAATACCATTCTCCATCTTCCATCAGGTTTAGGAACAGGATATACTGGTGTATTCATTGTACTATTTTGAGGTGTTAACACTCCTTGTTTTAACAAATCATCTATTACAATTTGTATACTAGGCTTTGCCTTTGGATTAATAGGATATTGTTTTTGTGGGCGAGGAGGATAATCACCAGTTGCTATATTATGTGGCCTAATTCTCCTATGCCCAACTTGATTTTCCCAATGTTGCCATAAAGTATCATATTTGGCAAATAAAGTTTTTAATCGTTGTTTTTGTTCTTCTGGAAGAGCAGTTTTATTTAATATTCTGTCTTGATATTCCTGAAGAGGAACTAAAATTGTCAACTGAAGAGGCTGTTGCGTTAGCCAAGGAACATCTGTTGGAGACAGTAAAATATATTCATAAGGGGAAGCTATTACTTCTGCTTCCACTTTTCTTCCTTTAATTTTAAAGGTTAAGTAATAAACCTTTTGTTGTTTTTCTCCATGTATTGTTTTTATTAAAGTCTGTTTGATTGGCTGTTCATCTTCTAAGAAACTTTCAGGAACACAAGTTATTGTTGCCCCTGAATCCCAGTGGGCTAACAGTTTAGTTCCTTTGATCTCCGCTGGAAGCGGTTGCAACAGCTGAAGAGGATTCATCTGTGGAGGACGTGGCACTTTGTGTCACAGTATTAACAGCGCGTGAGTCACCAGCACCGGATGATCGTTGGTTTCGGTTTTGGTTACCTCTTCCTCCGCGACCAGCAGCTGGTCTGGGAGTTTGTGACTGATTGCCACGCACCCCAGAACCTGCTTGATTTGGTCTAGGAGTTTGAGAACCTTGATCTGATGGTCTGGACTCTTGACTGTTAGTATTTTCATTCCATCTTCGTCCACGTCCTCCTCCGTACCTTTGTGGTTGGTAAGTACGGGGTCGAAGATTATATCCTCCTTGACTTGTATTTCCTTGATCTTGATTTTGATTATTAGATCCTCTGTCGTATTGACCAGAAGCAGGACGCTGTCGTCCACGTCCGCTACTGACTGGTCCTTGAGAGGGTCTAGGAGTACTTTGGCCTCGACCTCTACCTCTAGACGGTCGGGGCTGAGGAGTCACTGAAGCACGTATACTCTGTCCTCTGGCATTAAGGCCTAAAATTTCATATACAGCATTTAAATGTTGAATGAAAGTTTCTGCTCGCGCCTGATCGTCTACTTCTTGATCTAGGCGCTGTTGTAAAGCAGTTACTACAGCTTGTCCAGGCAAATATCCCCGAATAATTCCTGAGACTAGTGGATAATTTTGTCCAGAAAGCATCATTCCCAAAGTATATGCTGTTGCCACTCCTTCTTGGTTAACTATTCCTTGTATTACAGTCCCAAGCTGATGCATTGGAAATTGTCCATGGGTTCTTACAAATAAAGTTCCTACAGCAGAATCCCATGTTACACAGTCTGCTGGGGTTAATGATAACCCTAAATTTCCTCCTAATATAGCATTGATAATTCTGCACCTTAGATCTGGTGTTGTAACAGGAAATACTCCATCTATTGCTGGAGCATTCCGTCCCAGCCAGATGGGTATTTCCCTTGGATTTTTTGGAGGTTCTCCAGTTACAGATCTAATATGCTGGATAGGAATAACCGTGCCTACCGGTGGTGGAGGTGGTACCGGCACATATTGAATCATAGGAGGTGCTGAAGGTATAGGAGCAGGAGGGTTATTTCTTCTTCTTTCTCTAGACTGAGATCTAGGTCTATGTCCTTCATCCTCCACAAAAGGATTTCCCGGATGAAAAGAAACACGAGGTTGAGAGGGTCCAGGAAAACTAGATGAAGGTGGGCTATCATCTCCTAAACTCCAGGGAATATTCCCGGGAGTAGAAGTTGCCCTTGGAGGTGAAGGTGCCCTAGGATGAATTCCAGGTATGGAAGGCAGACTCGGCAAGCCTGAAAAACTACTAACTGGTGGTCGAGGACGAGGAGCTCCTGGGGATACTCCTCCTTGCCCGATACTAGATCTTTCCGCTAGTTGCCTGCGAAGAGCTCTAGTTTCTACTTCATACAATTCTAGTAAATTTATCATTTGAATTTCTATTTCACTTTGGGTATTAAGAATATCTTCCAATTCATCTCTAGTCATTTGGGCTGTTTCAGCCATTGTTACTGGCCTATAGGAACTACTATAAGGATCACCTTGAACATAATGTCCATTTGCTAAGGGACCAAATCTTAATGGTCCCTCAGGTAAATCTAAGTCCTGAAATGCAAGCTGAAGTTCAGCTAATGGTCCTGATATCATAAACATTGTATGAGGATTAACAGCTCGTGGTATCACCTCATATCTAGGTCTCTGTAAAGGTTCATTATCATCATCTTGTAATATTAACCGTACCATTTGGAATCTTTCAATTTGTCCCCACCATCCTTCAGTTAGGCGAAGACCTATAATTTCTCCATGTAGAGGGTTCCTTCCTATATTTCTATCTCTTAAAATTACAACCAGAGCTTCAACATCAAGTTCATATTCTTCAACATTGCTTCCTGAAGCCATTTTTTCTATTTGGCTTATTATATACCTCCCGCTATGCTCGGAGGTCCCTAGGGATAATTTTCAAATAAACCCGACTTATATTCGAGCCCCACGTTGGGCGCCAATTGTCATGGAATTTTGTATATTGATTATCCTAAGGAGTTATACCATTTAAGATAAGTGTAGTTCACACTTATGTCACTAGGTGTCTCCTTTAGCAAGGCTAATATACAAAACCTTTTACTTTATTAAGTATGAAAAGAGACAATAATATAAAGGTTGGTTCTCGAATCAAGTCGGTTTATTGATTAACAAGAAAACCAAAGTTTTATGCAGAAAGCATTGCAATCACCCTTACAATCTATAAGCAGAGTATTAATGGATCATAATAACAATAAAAATATTCTTACCAAACCTGGAGAGTCTCGTACACTCTCGACGCAGCGAGTAGTGAGGAGCTCTCGTACAATCTATATCTTATTCCTATATACTATTTCTAACATTGTTAAAGCTATCAATCTATTACTATAATATTCCTCAAAACATTATCCCCAGTGGATAAAAAGCTGCCTGCGTTAAGGAAAGATTCGATCTCACTTCACCTTCCCACGGGCAACTTTAGAGGTGTTGTGTCCTATTACAGTAGATTTCCTTGTCACTCTACGTGTTGAGCCACACACCTCATACTTTAATCCCTATCTCTTATCCTATATTATTTTCTATATGACTAATAAAAACATTATGCAATAAGCAAGTTCCCGGGTGTGTGGGGATTCGATCTTACGCCGCACACACCCTGAGAACATGGGGAGGAATGGACTTAAATGTACTGATAGTTAGGTGCCTTACCAGTATTAGCCACACTCCTTCCTGAGGTAAAAACCTCTTAAAAGACTACCTCTAGGTTACACTTGTGATGTCACAAAAGAGCCGAGAAGACAACATCAGCACACAGGACTCGAACTACTGTATACTCATGTATCTCCCCGAGCAGAAGGAAGCACTTCCTGAATGGTTTCTTCTTGTCACCCAGTCGAGGGAGCTACCTTCTGCCTAAGAGCATTTCCTGTTAAAACTTAAAACTTAGCTTCATTAAAGCAAAACGTAAGCAGGTTTCGATCCTTATATAAAAAGGAAGGGTAGCTCTTTTAATACTGGCCTCTTTACCTGAAGAGCTATTCTTCCTTCAAGGATTAGTAAAGCTCATATAAAACTTATCCCTAAAACTTACATTATAAAATGTGGAAAAGGGAACCATGAGGATAATGGGATTCGAACTAACGCATCATCCCTGTGGTTCTCCTTTGAGAGGACTGGAACTGAAAACATTGCTGTTCCAGCTTACAGAGCCAGATCCTCCCCAGGGATTATCTACTGCAGTAAATTTACTTAACCTATTTTAAGCTACTTCCTTATGATTACATCATCATTGTTTTGTTGATTGTGAAACAGCTACTGAGTATATAAAAGCTTTCAATGCTTAAGCAAATATAATACTGTCTAAAGTGTTAACATACTTTTACTGCTTGTGGCTTTTACAGGGGTCCATCTGAGTCACTTCCTGAGTCAATGAAAGGGTCACAGTATCCCCTTTCCCATCTTTGTCTAATTTCATCCTGAGTCATATCTGTCAGCGTTCTGATTTTTCTGCGGCTAGTATAGTCATCCCCTGCCTCAGTAACTACTTTCCAGCCATATGGCAGTGCTCTGGTAGCCCAGCGTTGGATGTCAGAGGGAGTAGCGAATGAGGACAACTTAAGGACCTTATGTCTTTCATCCCAGGTCTTTTTATGAGGGGCTGGAGTATTCGGATAATGAGGCTCTTCACCTCCTTCTCTGTAATACTCCCCATCTCTTCCTTGATTTCTAGTGGCATTCCACCACA